CTCTTTTATCAACGTTGACCTCGCCAAAGCGTAATCATCGTCGTAAAATTTATTTATCTCATCAACAATATATTCATGAGGCAATGGCACTTCACTCTTGTCGTATCCAGAATAATCACCAGCTCCTATATAAGAAACTCCGTTCTGATCTGGCATAGACAATAGCTGACTAGCTAAATAATGCCAGTCGTCACTATAAGGATTCATGCCAAGGGTTCCTCCATTATGTATCTTATTCTTAACATAAAATAACTGGAAGGACCCGAACAACATTCGCGAAACTATAAGAAGCGCGACATTGCCCGCCGAAAACAATCGAGTGCTTCCGGACTTAACTTTCTCTCTAGGTCGCAACTCATCTTTCAATGAATCTGTAAAAACCTGAGGAACACGCTCTCCTTTCATCAAGCTGTCAATCATCTGATAACATTGAGCCTTAAGCTCAATACACTCACGTGACGAAAACTCGAAAGGACCGTCACTACCGAAAAATCTCTTCTTGCCTTTCAAAGCATGTGGAATGCAATTCCAAGGATATCCCGGTGAGGTTGAGCGATCAATGCAACAAAAATCTGGATCATATTCTAAACCAGCCGCCGCTTCTTCAAAACTTAAAACCCTATGCGTGACATCGATATTCGAAAACGCGTAAACGAAATCAAAATATTCTGACACACACTGTCTAAGCTTGAGCTTATTGATAGATTTTGTATTTCTACAAAATCCATCCAACGCTTTCCTGCCGGGATCAACTATACCATCAGGGGTCCTAAACGGCCTCAAACGAGCTGGGGCTTTGGTGCTCGGTCCCCACTTCTCATAAAGAGGAGATGGAATAATCTTAGTGTTCGTAGGAGCAGTTGGTATATACTTTGGATTTGTATCAATAACTTTAAATCCAGGGTGATTATTTAACATAGCGACAGTGGTCACCACTGGTGGTTCACCACCAAAATCATCACCTCCCATCTCACCTTCTGCAGGCTCCTCTGGAAGCAAAGCTGCGTCCATTAAAGGAATCGGTTTCACAGGATCAATAGGTTCAGCAAAAACTGCCTCGTAACGAGGCAGTCTGCCAATGGATTCAGTAATATCAACAGCAGGTATAGGTCTGTTCGACAACAGAAAAGGGAAAAATTCTTGACATACCATCTGGGTAAGCCCAATACGTTGTTCCTTAAAAGAAGCAAAATGGTACCCCAAAATCTTCTGACCTCTGGTACGTGGATCTACAATAGAAAGAAGCGCGCCGCAATCTCCAGAGCTCGTCGGCATGCTATAGGCAACAACCAAAGGTGTCCGCAATAAGACATCGCCTTCAATGGCCATCACAGCCTCCAATTCAAAATTGGCACCTGAGCAGTAGCTCTTGGATAGAAAGCCAGTGGCTTTCTCATATTTGTCCATGCGGACATTCATGGTTTGAGAAGTATCAAACTCTGAAAAACGCATAAAATTCATGGTAATGTCTTTATGACGTTTAAAATTCTCCGGCATGTCCAAAAGACATATATCGTACGGATGGTCCAAACATTGGCGATTAAGATACTTATTTAAAATGTCCTCGATAGGACACTCAAAAACTATCTTCTCACACCGCTCCTGTTTATCAAAGTGTGAAAATCTAACGGGCTGTGACCCCTTGCCTTCATTTATATCGCGATTAAAAGCATCAATAAAATGATAAGGCATAATACACTTTCGACCAACAATAAAAACGGTATGTCCAATAGCAGACCAATAATCCCTGCCAGCCTTCTTCATCGTCATTCGATAAAAGTTTTTATCAACTATCTTATCGACCAAGGCATTCCCGTTAGGATCCAAATCGGAACCAAACTCTAAATTCGGAATGACAGGTCTCTGTTGTCTGGCAATTATAGACTTATTCGCCTGATAATTCTTAAACTTATCGTTGGACTGGAATTCAGCTTTCTTGTATACGACTTCCTTCTCGTAGCGAGTAAAGAAACTCGTAACCCAATTGTATATCATCAACATCGTATACACAGTCGTAACGGCACCAACACCAACAAGAGCCCACTTAAATATAGCGGAGACCTTGTCTTTAGTGTTTCCAGAGTCCCAAAAATTGAGACCCAATGCATTGATGTAAGCAAGAGCATCCTTTTCATTGGACGCTTTGTCAACAACATCCCACTCATCAACATAAGCTTTGAGTGAATTCAACACTCCGGTCTTAGCTGCTCTTATAGGCACGGCAGGAGACCACCTCTTCTTAAGGAAAAGTGATATCGCTTTATCAACATCAAAAACATTGATACGTTCAGAAGGCATCTCCTGTACGAACCAGTCATGATGGATAATTGCATCAAAGGTCTTATGCATGTACCGACTACTGGCGACGTCCTTTAAACCGAAAACGTCAACAAGTTCCTCAGGAGAACAAAGGAGATCGCAAAAACGAACATCGCTGGTCAAAACGGCCCACCACTCGATGGGGGATCGCAAATCATTGTCTGTTCCAACCGCTTGAGTCAATATAGACACGTTGGCCATAAACGCCTCGAGAATATCAAATCTACTGTGCATATAGTCCTGCATCTGATTAGCATAGACGTGGTTAAACATCTTAGCTGTAACAGATTGGAAAGGTGAAACTACATTGGGTTCTTTCGAACACTTCCAATCACTAGGAAAAGAAGGTCTATAACCTTGAAGTTCACCTTTCTTAACATTTGACTTCTCTGCTAACAGGGCTTCTCGATAATTGGTTCTCAATCGCGCCAAGTTCTCATTATGTTGTTGATGCCACGCTTGACGTTTGTCATGCTCATAAATAACAGCCTTTAACATCTCATTAAATGTAATAGGTGTTCCTTTCGCTCCAGTACGATAATCGTACGGAATAAAAAGTTGAGCATCAGGCGTAAAGTCAGTAGTATCCATAAATCGACCGTTAATCTCCTTAACAACACGCGGAAGCTTAGAAGGATCAATTCGTTGACTCATTATATCCTTATTTCTCGTGTCATCAGACACGAAATGAGGATGAGGAACAACATAATAGCACAAAGCAAATCGTCTCATAAGCGCCTCAGCGCTAATGATAGATCTAGGGTGCATGACATCCAAATTGGTTGTCACCAACACGAATTTAGACGCAAAAACAGTCGACGATTTTTTGTTTATATCTGCCATGTGAAGGTTATACTGAAAAGAATTAATACAACGTATAATGTTCATCCATTCGTTGTCAGGATTTCCTTCAACATCCCTGGCCTGACCAAAATCGTCAAAATACGTGACCAATTTCTTGGCCCCATATCCGTCCCAATACTCGTTCTCGGCTTGTCGATTGAAGACATACAAGTTAGTGTTTCCATCAAATTGTGCAAATTCTCCATCTGACAAATAATGTGAACACAAAGCGTTATACAGATACTCCAAACAAATGGACTTTCCTGTACCAGGTCCTCCTTTGAAAAGAACTCCGACAGCTTCCTGCCGCAATCCCTCATCACGGAACTGACTATTGGCAAAAGCTTTCTTAATGACCCCAAGCTCTCGAGACACGTTTTGTAAGTTAACAATCATGCCACGCGTCACTGGAGTGTGCTTCATTGTTGAGATCAGTTCCACACATTTCTCAGTAAGAATCTTAACCTTGCCGTAATTCGACTCAGTAAGCATCAAGTCACCTTCATCATGAAGGGCAAGGAGACGAGTAGCCTCCTTCATGAACAAGTCATATTCAAGATGACCAGTAACTTTACACATTTTGTGATCGAATCCTAAAACCTTAGCAACAAACTCATTGTAAATGAATCTGAACAATTCCATAAACTTAACGGCTATGACGGACGCTCCTTTGGAGCATTGACCAACAGACTTACAAAAATCTGAAATATGATGTGAAAAAGACTTCAAATTAAAATCAGATCCATACAAATTGTTGGCGAAAACGGAAGAGAAGAACAAAGTGCACAAAGTTACACCAGCATCTTCTTCCTTGTCATAATCGTATTCAAAAACATACTCCATCTTAACATAATCGTCATCAGGAAAATATCTCGCGTCATAACCAGAAATGTAAAGCAAGACAGAACAAAAGTCATCAATAATCTCAGCACGCTTTGTGGCCAAAACGAAAGCCGTTAATGCACCAGCTATCCACAACTTATAAGAACCACCGTTATAATAATAGTCCAAAAAAACTATCACTATAACAATAACAAGAGTTTTGTAACCTCCAATAGATTCTACAAAACTATCGAAAGCGGAACTTATAATATCGCGGACAGACTTGCCCGCAGCCTGCTTAATTTCATCAGGATTTAAACCAGTAACTTGCCTAAAAATAGAAGAAAAATCTTCAGCGTTAGCATAACGCATCTGTTCCATTAGATTAGAGATAGTATTGACGGACGAATCCAAGTTATCAATAAGTCTCTCAACCTTGTCTGAATCTAGCTTTTCAATCTTGTCGTGAGCTAGTTTCTTAAGATCAGACACTGAATTCATAGCCAAATGAATTGCATCATCCGAAAGATTGGTAAGTCTTTTCATACTAGATGAAAACTGCTTCAACTCTTTCTTAAACGGCTTGCGCATCATCCGATGCATCAAACCTAATTCAGACGTCTTTCTATTCGATGATTTCGAAGTCTCGTCGGAAGATGATGATGAATCGTGATAGCCTTCGACAGAGCCGCGCGTGCGGGTGTCTAAATATTCAGAATTCGTATATGTTGTAGCCATGGTGATTTCTCGAGGTTAAATGATTTAAAATTGGCAGTTTACGTCATCCGGACGAGTGGAGAGTGACCACTACACCATGCAAAATTCGGAGCATGACTTCTAGGGATTTTGCCCTTCCTAAATGTTACCGAAAGGTA